TCTATGACCCAGCTTTCGATAGACTCTTGAATTGTAAACTCTTCTCTATCTAACATAGTTAGTACCCAGCTACTTTATCAAAGACTTCGTAAGTATCATCTTCAAAGTCGTATGAATATGCCACTTTAGCTAATTGATCTATATAAGCTAAAGAGTCAATCATATCGTCATGGGTTAAAGGGTCTGGAAACTGAAACAACTCATCCATGAATTGAATATTCCAATCTCCCTTGTTTAACAGAATTAAACCGTTTTCAAACCTTCCCTGTAATGCCCACATGACACGATCAGTTTTCTTTTTGTTTCCATGAGTAAGTTCTTCTACTCTAAAGAAACGATTATACTTCTTCATCAGATCAGTTAGAGGAGACATAACAGCTTGTCTGGCAATGCCTTTTTCTATTCCAACTGATACTGGCTCATAATCTCTAACGACTTGGAATATCTTTCTTGCCGTTTCGTCTAAAGACCATCTGCCAACAATAATATCTTTTACCCACCACCCATTTTCATGGACTTTAACTATAGAGATTGAGGTATTATCTAGTCGTTTTGTCTTGTTTTTCTTCCCAACCTCCTCAAAACCAGCAAGGTCAATAGCTATATAATAATCCCCAGCAGGCTCTTCTGAGCTAAAAGATACCCAAGACTCCTTAAACATCTCAGATCCACGAGCCTCAAAAGAGGCCATGAACTCCTGTCTAAAAGCATAAGAACTCATAGACTTCTTAGCTCGATCAATCTCATTTTTATCCAAGAGATTGTTGTCGTAGCTTGTATAATGCCATGCTTTAAAATCGGTATCGCTACCTAACTCAGCCTGTTTGTAGAGTTCATAAAAATGATTTCTACCCATTGGTGTACCGATAAATAAAGCACTTCCTTTTAAGTCAGCTAAAGCTGGTCTTAAAATTAGTTCCCAGACATCAGGCTTCATGTCTGCGTATTCGTCTAATACGAGGTACTTGAGAGACACACCACGCATGGTTTCTGGTCTGTCAGCACCCTTTAATGAGATGGTAATCCCGTTAATAAGCCTGATTTGCATATTATTAACGTGAGAACCCTCAATAACATCATGCCCAACCTCTAATAAAAGGTTCCACATAATGTCTCTGGCCTGTCCCTGAGTAGGGGCAACGTAAAAAACGTGTCCCTTATCAGTCTGTAAAGCATTTACCAGTAGTAAATAGGCCGCTAAACGTGATTTACCTGTTCTTCTACCAGCAGCAACTACCTTAAACCTTACAGGATCGTTCCATACTTCTTGTTGCCAAGAAAGCAAAGAAATATCTAAATTCATACAGTTAGATCGAACTTCTTTCCATCAAACTTCAACAAGAAGAATGACACGATTGCAGTAAAAATAGAGCCTGCATTTGGGGTGATAGTTAAGTAGTCTCCCTCACTCATCACAAGGAAAATTCCTTCCCCACCAAACTGGTCGTAATCTCCATCACCAAGAGACTTGTTGGATTGGAAGGTAATAATAGAGCCGTCATGCCATGCGGCTGAATATCCTGCGGTAGAGCCTGTGACGTTGGCTATGAACAACATAGTCACCCTAGCTTCGTAGCCAGTAGGGACAGTAAACAGAGTGTTACTTGTTCCTGCGGTTAAGTTCTTGCCAACAGAGTAGGCCGATTCATTGTACATTGTATTCTCTAAAATAATGATTCAATAAAAGTTTTTGCTTGTTTTGCTTTATTTTTAATCATTCGCATATCCCACATCTTAGATTTTGATGCAGCTTCATCTTCCGAGCCCGCCCAATGATATTTAATCCAAGCCTCTTTTTGAGGGATTTTACCCTTTGCAATATCAGTAAATGGAACATTTGGCGCAACACTAAGATTAATTAAAAATAAAGCATCTTGCGTGTCTTCACTTAAAACAGAAAAGTCTGGACTTACCTTTTTTCTTCTTCTTCTTCTTTCCGTAGTTATACATTCCACTGACTCCTGGCTTTTTTCTGTGCAGTTTTCGTTAATTCGTTAAAATGGAATAACCTTTTAGAGCTTTTCGACATCTTGGCCCCAGACATTAGGGTTCCATCAGGATGTTTATGGGTTTTACCTTTATGAATGGCTCCATCCTTTAAATAATGATTAACGCCTTTCATGTTTTTTACCAAAATTTATTAGGTCTTTTGTTTTGTAGCCGCCCTCTGCATACTTTATAGCAGAATCTTTATCTTTCATTGGAAGAAAATTTCCAGTACGGAGAGCATACTTCATTGCTTGTTCATTAGAATTAAATTGGTATAACTTTCCACTTGGCAGCATGACTATTGTTGGAAAAGCATACCAATTACCGTTTTCATCAACCTCAGCAGCCATTCTGTGCGTTGATATGCTCCCGTCATCATTTCTTATAAACGGGTAGTTTTGAGGATTATTTATCCTATCTATAAATTCTGGCTGTTTTTCTTCAGGCATTACTTAGGATACTCACCGTATTTAATCATGTGGGCAATATCTAAAGCCCTTCCACCTACTTGAGTAGCCCAGAGAGAGTCTAAAAACTCCATAGAGGCTTCTGAGTAGTCTTTAAGCTCTAAAGCCTGCATAGCTAGTTTAAAATCTCTTAACTTGGGGATTCCCAAGTTAAAACCCAGATTAATTAGAGCATCCTTCCTAACCTGGTCTAAATTCTTATAGAAACGAAAAGCATTGGTTAATTCTTCATCAACACGGCTTATATCGTTCTTTAACATAAAGTAGATCTCAGAATCAGATAACCCCATGTCATCGAGGTTTCTTCCTACTCCAATAGTTAGCTTCCCCGAAGTACACCGATAAGGCTTATGAGTTAACCCTTCGTGAGAGACTAACAAGTCAATCAGGTCATTCATCTACAGTTTCGCCATCTATAGCCTCTATAGTCTCTATAGGTTCTACAGAGTTTATAGATTCCATCGAAGATACGTTAATCTGGATAATTGGTTTGTCTCCACCCTTATTCTTTTCATAATGACTAAGGGGAGCCATCCTGTCCATGATTAACTTCCAAGCCGCTGCCTGATTCTTGTTATCGTCATCAGTAGCAGCTCTAACAATAGAGTCTATGACTAATTCTATTCTATTTGCCGATAAGAGCCTTTCTTCAAGCTTCTTAACAGCAGTACGCATTCCTTTAGGTCTGCCAGCTCTCTTCTTCTGCTCTTCTGCCCACTGATCCCTGGTCATCAACCTATTGGGGTTCTTGGGCCTTCCTCTTCCTCTTTTAGGGCCGACTAATTCTGCATTCTTTATTTTCTCTACTTTCTTCTTTTTCTTTCTTCTTACAGTTGGCTCGACTATGTTCTCAGCCTTAGCAAACTCAAGGTTATCAAATGTATCGCTAGAATCTGTCATAAGTTAGTGCTTACTAACATGGTAGATATATTTACAGATTTTCCCCTGGAGATACCTTGACCTAGCCAAATCAAAGACCTCTGTGTTAGTCTGAGTATTCTTATTACTTGTCTCAGCTAACAACACCTAATGGTGTGGTACTCATTTTACATAACCACAATGGTGATTATGACCCCTGCCAAGCTTCCTTGGATTAACTACTCAGCTATAACTCGCATCAATTCTCTAGGATCTCCAGGTTCCTGTTGTCATCTGTAGGACAGCGCAGGATTTTCTGATGCTTGTTTGTCGTATTTCTACCGCACCCTTTAAAGTCTATGCCAGACATTCAGTTGAGTTATGGTCAACCTCTGAAACACCTTTCGCAACCCTATCACGTTATTTTGGGTGATTGCAAGTAAAAGCTTACAACTCTTATGTTAGTGAACACTAACCTAGTATTTCAGCCTAAAAATTACTTTTTAAAATATCCTTAGCTAAATCAGCCAGTTGGCTTTGGTTTGAAATTGCTCTTTTGCAAGTTTGGGGGGCTACTATAATTATTACTGACCCCATCTCCTCCCTCCCCGCCACTTCAATCGACCCTGCCTCCATCGAACGAACGCTCGATATATCTACTGGCCATCGAACAATCGCTCGATAATTGGTCAGACCAAATTGGTCAGACCAGATTGGTCAGACCA